GACATGGAAGAACAGGATGAAGTCCTTGAAATGATGCGTGAAATTACCGCCATGCTGAAAAATTTTGCATAGGGCAAAACATAACTACCTTTTAAGATATATGGAATTTAAATCAGAATTAGCCGAAATGAAAGCATCGCTGATGGCATTTATGTCAGAAGTGAAGCAGCGTTTCAGCGAAGAACCTGTGCCTGCTGCGTTTGGTGAGTTGACTTTGGTTGACGGAACTATCGTGGTTTTTGAAGGTGAGGAACTTGCAGCCGGAATGCTCCTGAATGTTAAAGGCGAAGAAGGCATCGTGCCTGCTCCCGATGGAGTGCATGAAACTACCACTGGTCTTTTGGTGACAACCAAAGATGGTGTGGTTGAAATGATTGAAACCAAAGAAGAAACTCCCGTTGAGGAAGTTGAGGTTGAAAATCAGTTTGCATCCGTTGAGCAGTTCGACGCACTCCGTGCCGCTAACGAAGAACTGGCAGCGAAAATCGCTACCCTTGAAACTGCACTTGTAAACATTCTTGGCAAAGTTGAAGAAACTTTCAGCGTGTTTGAAAAGTTTGCAGCCACCACCCCTGAACCGACCAAAAAGCCATTCGGTTCAGTTAAACCCGAAAAAGAGGAAAATTTCTTTGGCTTTGTTTCCGCAATCAAATCAATCAAAAAATAAAATAAAATCATGGCATTTGACGTAACAGGTCTCACCAATTACACCAAAGAAGAGAGCTTAAACCTTCTGACCAAAGCGATGTTCACCGCCAAAACTGCACGTCTGTTGCAGGGTGCTGGACAGGTTCTCCCCGGTATCAAATCTGCTGAAATACTGCCTTTGCTGTATTCAGACGTTTACTTCCAATCTGACAGCTGCTCTTATCAGACAAGCGGTAACACTACCCTGTCCAAGCGCACCCTGACCGTTGGAAAAGTTAAGGTTCAGGAAACTCTTTGCCCCAAAGACCTTGAAACCAAATACACACAGAAAGCTCTTGCCGCTGGTGAAGCTATCGACATGGGTGTATTCACCGAGCAAATAGGTGCTGAAAAAGCTGCCAAAATTGCCGAAGCTATCGAAACTTCAATTTGGCAGGGTGATACCACAGGCGGTGCTGGCAACTTGGGTTACTGGGATGGCTTCCTGACTATCCTCGGAGACCTCGGTTTCGGTGGTGCAGGTGACCCTATCAAAGGTAACGTGGCTAACGCTTACGCTTCTATCACTGCTTCCAACATCGATGACATCATCACTACCATTTACAGCGTTATCCCTGCTGAACTGCTTGGAAAACCTGACCTGATGATTGCTATGGGTACAGATACTTTCCGTCTTTACAGACAGTGGTTGGTAACTGCTAACCTGTTCCACTACCCTGCAAACGAAATCGCAGAGATGGAGATTGTTGACCCTATCACTGGCATCAAGATCTACGGTCTGCACGGTATGAACGGCACCAACAAAATCGTTGCTGGTCTGTGGTCAAATTTCTTCTTGGGTACTGACATGATGAACGAAGAAGAAGAGTTTGAATTTATCTTCAATCCTTTCGAGCGCAGAGTACAATTCCACACCGCCTTCAAATACGGATGTCAGGTTGCTTACCCTGAGCAAGTTGTTCTTTTCACACTCTAATCATTTAACCGAATAGAGAAAGTTTAACCCGGGGGGTGGGGAAAAACCCTACCCCCCTTTAATTTAAAAAAAGAAATGAGTTGTGTTTTAACCACCGGATTTACCTTGGACTGCAAAACCGCAGCCGCAGGTATCAAAAATATTTGGCTCGTTGAGTTCGATGCTAAATCTACATTAACCAAATCATCAGGCGAAGTTTCTGCCCACACTTTGAGTGGTGGCAAAAGCTACTTCAAATATGAACTTGAAAAGGAAACTGGCTCCATGACTTGGAGAACCATTCCTTCAACCGAAAACGGAACTGTGTTTTACGAAGCTGACCTTGTTGCACGTTTGCACAAAGTTACCACTGCACAGCGCAACGAGATTAAACTTCTCGCACAGAACAGAATGTTAGCCATTGCCCTTGATGCAAGTGGTGACTACTGGCTGCTGGGTGCTGACTATGGTGTTCAGTTGCAGCAAAGTGAAACAAACTTCGGACAAGCGTTTGGAGATTTCAAAGGTCATGTGCTAAACTTTTTGCACAAAGAAACCGATTTACCTTTGAAAGTTCAGGCCGCTGTTGTAACTTCGCTGGGTCTTTGATTTTTTCATAGTGTTTTCATGCAGAAAGGGTCGCCATTTGGCGGCCTTTTTTGTTTAACATGAAACCGACCTACTTATATAGATAGGATGCTGTACATAACCAAAGCAGGAACACCCGAATTGATAATCACAGGCAGAGAAAAGGTGACCGTTTCTCCCGTGTATTATCTGTTGGTGTTTGAGTCCGAAATGTCCCAGGAACAAAAGGCATTTATTGTAACCGATACAAGCACAGCACCCAACAGATACCAGCTATTTTCATTTGTAGAGGGCAGCAGTGCAGCAAAAACATTGGCGGTAGGAACGCATTACTGGGCATTATACGCACAAACCTCCCCAACGAATACCAATCCATTACTTGCATCACAGGAAATTGACCGGGGATTGGCTTATGTTACCGCATCGCATACCGCATTTAACGACCACGAGGTCAATACAACTATTAAACAACACCACATCGGATGAGTTTCGACCTATTACGCATAAATTTTACCGAGTCAAAGTTGCCTAAATTCAAGGAAAACAAGAATAAAGGCATCGTTACCTATGGGGAAAAGAACGATTTTCCCGATACGTTACTTGAATTTTACAACAGAAGCCCAAAACATGGGGCTATTGTAAGGCAGAAAGCCCGTTTTGTGGCAGGTGAAGAAACCTTGGTGGATGGCAACCCCAGCGCAGTTAAGGTAATTGAATACGTGAACCCTTATGAGGGTATTCAGGAGTTCAAAAATAAACTGGCTCTGGATTATGAATTGTTCAACGGATTTGCCTATGAGGTACATTACAACAAAGTAGGGCAGATTTCAGCACTTTACCACGTAGATTTCAGCAATGTGCGTACACTTGACCACGAAATCTATATGTATGCAGAGGATTGGAAAAAGGCAAAGCACGAGGACATGAAGCACTATGCACCTTTCAACCCGAAAAAGGCCCAACCAATGGAAGTGCAGTTGTACTACTTCCGAGAATATGCACCTTCGTTGGGTGTTTATCCGCTTCCACCTTATCAGCATTGTTTGCAGTATATTGAAATTGATGTGGAGATAGCCAATTTCCACAATAACAACATCCGCAACGGGTTTGCCAACGGAACGCTGGTTCAGTTGTTCAAAGGGCAGCCCACAGAGGAAATTGCCTACAACTTTGAGAGGAAGTTTAAACAGAAAACCACAGGCACAGACAACGCAGGTGGTGTGCTTATTCAGTTCAACGAAATGAATGAAAAGTCTGCGGAGATTGCACATTTGCAACCTTCCGACATGGACAAACAATTCCTGCAACTTAACGAAACGGTGCAGGATGAAATCTTTATCGGCCACAACTTCCCGAAAATTCTGCTCGGCTACGCAACCGAAGGCGCACTTGGGCAGCGTAATGAAATGATTGAGGCATACGAGTTGTTTCATAAGTCATACGTTAACAAACGTCAAGTAAAACTTGACACTTGCCTTGAAAATACCCTTGAATACGTTTACCCCGGTATTGAATTAGATACAAAAGACAGCGATTTCTTGGGGGTTGATTATGTGGCCTTGCATCAGGTTGGAATTGTGACCGTAGATGAAGCAAGAACAGCCCTTGGATTAGGCGAAACTGCACAGACCGTTGTGGATAGCGCACAGCGTATAATTGAAAATATCAACAGCTTGTCACCATTGGTAGCAAATAACGTGCTTTCAAACATGACGGTGAATGAAAAACGTGCATTGGCAGGATTGCCACCTATACCGGGCGGTGATGCGTTGGCAACTGCACCAACAGAAACAGCAACTCCCGAAAATTTTAGCCATCAGGGTTGCGAATTTCACAAATGGTCAGACAATGACTTGTCAGTTTTTGCCAAATTTGGGGCTGATGAAAGCGAATTTGAAGAAGTGAAACTCACATTTGAACTGACCACCAAAGAAAAAAGGGTACTGGCTGTGGTAAATTCCGATGAAAAAGCTACATTGAAAGACATTTCCACTGCCACAAAAATAGGCGAAGAAGAAGTCATCAAGATTTTGAAAACTTTGCAGGACAGCGGTAAGATAAATTGGACTAATAACGCAATCAAAATCACCGACATTGGCCGTGGAGAGATTGCAGACACCGAACTGCCCAAGTTGGAACTGCGTTACAAGTACGATTTAGACCCCGATGCGTTGCCGTTGCAACCCGGTGGAAAAAGCCGTGAGTTTTGCCTTCGTATGGTGGACATGGGCAAACTTTACACCCGTGAAGAAATCGACCAAATGTCTGCAATTTTAGGTTATAGCGTATGGCTTCGCCGGGGTGGGTGGTACACCGTGCCTGAAAGCGAACCACCTTTGCATATTCCGCATTGTAGACACGAATGGAAACAAAGAATAGTAAGGAGAAGAAACAATGGCTAATTTCGCATATTTCGTAAGTGAGCAGGATGTAAAGAAGAACACCCCTATCGATGAGAATGTCGATAGCAAGTTGCTTCAAACTGCCATGCGCACAGCACAGGATGTATATATCCGTGATATTTTGGGAAGCACCCTATACGACAAGATTTGTGATGACATCAACGGGGCTGGGCTTGGTGGTAATTACCTGACATTGGTCAACAAATACGTTGCACCTTGTCTGTATCACTATGTGATTTTGGACTCAATGCTGCCATTGACCTACAAAATGATGAATAAGTCAGCAGCAAGTCGTGGCGCAGAAAATGCAAACGCTGTGGATGTTGACCAGCTTCGCATGATTGAGCAGCGTTACCAAAATAAGGCAGAATACTACGCTGAAAGACTGCGCCTGTACTTGGCTGAAAATGATACACTTTTCCCCGAATACCAAAACCCTGCGAGTGGCTTGGATGTGATTAACCCACAAAACCAAAACATATTTGGTGGGTTTTATCTGGGCGAAGATGATGATTACAAATTCCTGCGTGGATTTTTCTCATGAATAAAGTAAGACAGAAAAACGAAAACAAACTGAAACTCTATCTCAATGGTAACAATCAACCAACTACTGGAAGCTCTGGAAACTGCGGGAAACAACCACAAGCAGATAAAGTCCACCATCGTAAATATTGAACCCAATATCAATACAAGCGGTGAACAGCTTTATCCACTTATGCGGATTTTCCCTGATGGTTCACAGGTGACCGTTGACAAGGTGATTTATCGCTTTGCGGTTGCCATTGCTGACAGGCACAGAGAAGATTTTACCGATGCAGTAGAAAGGATTTCAGATATGCACACGGTCATGTTGGACATTTACTCAATGCTGCGCTACGTTTACCGAAACAACATAGCCGGAACATGGGTAATCAATGACAGCATCACACCATTTTATGACGCACAAACGGACATCGTTAGCGGAGTTGCGGCCGTTATCGAATACCATTGTCCGAATTTGAGAGATTACTGCGACACACCCAATAACAATTTAACATTCCCAACAATACAATGAGTACAGCAACAGAATTTATGAGTGGTTTTACGGGCTGCAAAGTCCTTTCAGGAACAGGCGCAAATACCGGCCGTTGGCAGGGTTTTGTAGTAAACGCAGATGCGGTTGTTTCAGCAGCCCTTGACAAAAATGCGGCAAGTGTAATGACAACCCTTGGACTGACAGGCATCACCCTGAAACAAGGCACTTTCATTTCGATTTCCGAAGGCGATTGGTTCAGCAGCATCACGCTGACAAGCGGAAGCATCGTAGCGTATAACGTATGATAAGGATTGGTGTTCGGTCATTTGTAGCAGGTGGTGGCAATGATGCCGATGCACAGGCCTTTATTGATGCCGCTGCAATAACTGATGTAACACAGCAGTCAGCCATCAATACATTGGTACTGGACTTGAAAAATTATGGCATTTGGACAAAAATGAAGGCCATTTATCCTTTTTGTGGAGGAACGGCATCGAGCCACAAATGGAATTTGAAAGACGCTCGCGACCTTGATGCTGCGTTTAGGTTGGTGTTTACAGGTGGATGGACACATAGTTCAAATGGTGCTTTACCAAATGGCACAAATGGTTATGCAGACACTTTTTATACACCATCAACTTCTGGTCAATTAAATTCAGCACATTTGTCTTATTATTCACGTTCAACAACAGGTGTTACACTTGCTTTGATAGGGTGTAACAATGGTGGAGCACCAGTATATCGCCATGTCCTTGGTATATCAGCCACAGCAGTTGCATTAAATACAACAACAACCACATCTTATACGCCTGCGAGTTCTGCTGGATTTCACATGGTTAAAAGAGAAACAAGCACAGAAATAAAGTTAGTGTATAATGGTGTTGCAGCAAGTCCAGTATCAATGACAACAGATGGTAGACCAAACGTTGCAATGGTTATAGGTGCAAGAAGAAGTGGCGCGTCAATAACAAATTTTTCAGCTCTGCAATGCGCTTTTGCTTCAATAGGTGACGGCCTAACCGACACCGAAGCAGCCAATCTTTATACCGCAGTACAGGCATACCAAACTACTTTATCTCGCAATGTATAAACTATCCGAAATAGCACTCGAACAATACAGCCAATATGTAGGGCTGTTGACTGAAACTGACAAAGAATTACTTATCGGCCAATGGTACATGGATGACAGCTACTTCAACCCTATTGAGGACAATGACGATAGGTGGGTGATTTCCGTTGAAGAAATCAGCCAATGCGTTAACCCTGATTTTATGTGGGTGCAAAACCTGCCGCTAATTCCGTATGTTCCTAAACCTGCACCGCCCTTTCCCTGATGAAAAACGAAACTGAAACAATCGTAGGTAGTTGGCTTTTATGGTTGGCCGGGGCTGCTGCAAAGTTGCTGCCGTTAATTCAATTCCTGTCATTCACCGCTGCCCTTGTTTTATCCTGCATAGGCATCTATAAGTTTTTCAAACATGGCAAAAAGTAAAGAGGTAATCAAGTGGCAACCGAAAAGCAAACGGAAGTTGGGCAGACACACGAAGTCAGCGAACAAACACAAGTCAGTAAAACCATATCGAGGTCAAGGAAGATGAAACTGAAAGGATATTTTAAACCCACCCCAAAGCGTTTCAGGGTTTTAGGCGACAGCATTGCCGCTGCATCTTTGTTCGTTGCCGGGCTTAACCTTGACCATCCCAAGTTGATGCTGATTTCAGGTGTATGCGGTGCGGTCGGAAAGTTCGTGACCAATTTCTTTGCGGAGGATGAAACGAAGTGATTGGCTTTTTGTGCTTTGTGGTGTACTTATCACTGTGCTTGTCTTTGGGCATTGCCCGACACAACAAAAACCACAAACAGAGACAGGACTGGTAGACAGTTTACAAGCCGAAATTGACAGCATCAAAAACGAATACTCGCTGCTGTTGATCAACCGACCTGAAAAGGTAAAACGCATCGGTGAAATTAGGACAAAATATGTCCACGACACATTGACCATTACCGAACTGCAACAGGACACGATAAAACTTGCTGCACTCATTGACGAAAACCGCCTTTGCTGGGAAATTATATCCGATGACAGCGTGGTAATTTACAGCCAAGAACAGGTAATAAAATTGCAGGATTCTGCGATTACGCATTTAGAAGCGATTACAGCCACTCAAAAAGAACAAATAAAACAATGTATCGCTGACAACAATAAAATGCGTAGGAAACGAAATGCGTGGCGAAATATCGCAATCTTATCATCATTATTATTCATAGCCAAATGAAAGCACTGCAAGAACTACTGAACAAAAATGGGGCAAACCTGAAAGCGGATGGGGTTATCGGCCCGAAAACTACCGAAGCATTGGCCAATTACATAGCCAACGAATTGAAAAAACGCAAATGGTTGCCCCAATATCACGGCATTGTATGGCTTCGCACGGATGACAAGTTGACAAACAAGTTCGAAGATTACTGCGTTGTCTACAAATACGGCCAAATTGTGTACGTTTGCCCTGCTTCTACCACAGCTGGTGACTTCTATGTGTACAATCCCCTCACCGTTGGTGGGATAAATGGCACAGCAGTAGCCGCTGAACAGCAGGTTGTCGGTTCACACCGCTTTGTAACGGGTGCAAAATGGTCAAATTTGTGGCTTGGTGCGCCTTATTTTCAGCAGATTTTGCCCATTACCATATACCGGGATGGTACAAAAGACAGGCAACTTGACCAAAAAGTAACGCAATTCGGGTTATTTGGCATCAACTTTCATCGTGCCGGGCTTGGTGACTGGGTGAATAAGTGGTCAGCAGGGTGTCAGGTTGTGCCTGATAAACACTGGTTCGAGATTGTGAAGCGATTTAACGCAGGGCAGACCATTGATTTTACCCTATTTTGCACATTCGGATAAGCAAAATTTTGTAAAATCGCTCATTCCATTGAGCAAAATTACTCAATGCTTTGCGTAAAAACTATCGGTGGACATCCACCAAGTTGATAAGGTGTTCGATTGAAAACTTGACAATATATGTCAACTCACCGCATACGATAATGGTAAGCGGCTTTTTTGGTGTGCTGCGGTTGTCAGGCATCATGCAGTCAATTTTGTACAAACAGACAGGAAATGTCGGCTCTTGGTACAAATCAACTTCGGAAGGTGCAATGCCCATTTCATAAAGGGCATCTTCCATTTCATCTCCTGCGATTACTTCCAAACATAAAGGCGTGGTAAACATTAGTAAACCCTCCCTTCTATTATGCGGTAATTTTCTACGTGGAAGTTTCTATTTGGTAGCACGGTAACGATTGCGCCCCCATGATTTTGTTTGATGTAGCCGTAGGGGTTGTATTCGGGTGTAAGTGTGCAATGACACCCAGTTGAGAAACAAACAATCTCATCACCTTTCAAGTTGTTTTCGTGGTGTGATGAAGTTTGGTGGTGGTGGCCGATAAGCAGCGAAGATTTTGCCCTCATGAATGCACCCCGTGCCGGGTTCACGGGAGCCATAATTGACTTTTGAAATTCATGTCCGTGAAGAATGTCAAGTTTTCCTGCCTTTATTCTTTCCCGAAACACCACTTTGATGTCGTACTTTTTCAGGTGCAGTTGTTCTTCCAAAGTTATGCCATCCAAATCTTCAATGGCACGGGCATTGCTTAACAAATAATGGCGCATACGTTCTTCGTGATTGCCGAACTTGTACCAAATCGGCAGGGTTGGAAATTCCTCACGTAGCAACTGGAAGAAACTGCGTGTCATTATCAATTCCTCACGAATGCTGGGCCGTTTGGTTTCCTGCAAAAAGCGGCTGACCATATACATATCAATTATGTCACCGTTCAGCACAATGCCTGTGATACCTTTTTCTTTGCCGTATTCCAACGATGCCTGAATAGCAAGTGGGTCATGTTCGGGAAAGTGGATGTCGGACATCACAAGGTATTTTCCTGATGGCAGCACCACATCCTTTCGGACTGGTAGCTTGGTGTAAAGGCCAAACTTTTTCAGGCCTTCTTCGATGGTAGATTTACCGGGCATATTTTCGCTGTGTTTTTTTGAATATGAATTACTACCCATTGAACCTGTGGCTACTCTTATTTGCTTTCGTACCGCATCCACGTTTGGCCATACTCCGGGGTTTTGTTCGTAAATAAGTTTGGCGAGTGTTTGTTTTGGGAGCATCAGCTGCCCATCCATCATGTGTTGCTGCATGATAGATTTGACGATTTCAATTTTAGTCATCTATCTATAAAAGTAGTTAGCCCCTGCGATTGCTAACATCCACCAAAAAGTCGATGAATGCTAACAAGACAGGGGCAATATACAACATTAAACCAAATACCATCTAATTTGTCAGGGCTGTGCCGTTTAATTCGTCTTGCCACACCCTGATTTTGAACCACTCATCTACGCTGGGGATGTCATCAGGCATTTGGGTGTAATCGTATGGCTGTGCTTCTGTTACTTCATCCTCGCATGGTGGCTGCCATTGTTCTATTGACTTCGGGGTTTCACGTTTAGTCAGCATTTTTACCTCCGTATGTTTTTTGATAGTAATTTTCTAATCCATTTTCGTCAACAAAAGATGCAGTATAATCTACATTGTCTTGTCCTGCTTGATAAGCATTTTCAATCTGCTCCTTTTCCATTTCTTTGGCTTGTTCAAAATCGTGTTGCATCACCCATTGTTCGTGCATACCTAATTTGCTGAAAAAAATATCCAACGCTGTCTGTTTCATTTTTCAATCTCCTTTAATGCAATGGTGTCACTTCCTGCCACATAGATAGCAGCCGTAATAATCTCTCCGCCATCGGTAACGGGCATCACTCCTTTTTCTTCGGACTTGTATGCCCACTTTGCCATATCTTCAACGGTTGCAAGTTGGTTTTTTGCAACAACCCATTCATCCAAATGGTCAAACTTCCAGCGACCTGCACCGGAACGGCATTGGATTTCAAAGCCCATGTGCTGAAATGTCTTGCCATACATCTGTGCTTCGTTTATAGCTTGGGATTGTATCTGCTCTTTGGCTGCTTTTATTTGCTTTTCAATGCGGGTGAGTTGGCAGAACGCATCCAAAGCGGATGCGTTGCCTTCCTCAAAATCAAACATCAATTTAACTACATCTGTCATGGCTTCAAAATTATTACCTCTTTGAAGTTACCGAGATTAACCCACTCAACAAGTTTAGTCAACTTGTCTTGCGCCCAGTCAGGGATATACTTCTCATTGCATTCGATGAACACCTTGGGGTAATCATACAGGCAGCGGCCCAAACCAAATTGAACAGCAGCCCTTTTCATTGCATCCGAGATACCACCCTTTTCAGGTTCGATATTTGTCTTTGATGCACCATCTTCACGGTAGATTGTTTTTACAAAACCTTCTTCGTCATTATAATGTATCGTCAAACGGCAGATGAAGCCATTGCCGATTTCCCTGAACTCGGACGTCCAATTTGTAGGGCCGAAGGCAGCGTCAAAGCGTTGCATTACGCATCTGTTGTTAATGTACGGCACGACAATCATTTTGCCTGTGCTGGTGACTGATTGCACTCGCCATTCAATCTCGTTTGGCTGAATAGGTGCGGTTAAAATTTCATTCATTGTCCTTGGAATATTAAAGTGTTTGTCTTGATTTTGCCTTGTTATTTTAAATTGTCCGTGTGGATTGTGCCGAAAATCCTGATTAAGGTTGGCAGAATTTCAGCTGGGATGCTCACGCATTTGCGGCCATCTTGACCGGGTGCAAATTCCTGAATGAAATAAATGGTGTTGCTGTCATCTTCCCAATCAATGTTGTAGATGACATCATCGTGTTCGAACTTGGCAGAATAGCTGCCGGTGTGTGTGACTTTTATTTGTGTTTCCATGATGCAAATATAGTATAAGTTTTTATATTTTCAAACTTTCTGCAATTTTTTTTATCAGGTCATCCGATATCGGTTCAGCGTTAAATCCTTTTTTCCGATATTTTTTGAGTGTCTTTTCAAGTTCGTCATCGGGAACCGGTTCAAAGGACATCATCTGGTCTTTCCAATACACCACCGTTTTATATCCCCGTGTTTCAGTTGACATTCACAATATCAAAAGCCGTGTCAATTACAACCTGCTCTTTTTTGCTTTTGTACTTGCTGGGATTGTTCAGGGCTTTTATAACCGTGGCATAACTTGCCACACCTTTACAGGCATCAACAACCTGCATCTTCATCCCTTTACGTGCGTGGATTAAAAAGTGTATACGTTTTTCTTCGTGTGTCATATCTTGTGTTTATATTCAGGGTTGGTCGTTTCTTTTTTCGTTGCGATTTTAAGCAGGATAAGGTAGCCGATAAGGTCATTGAGTGTGTCCTCATCGGGTGCTTCCAGTCCAGTTGTTTTGATGCGGCTCAATTTGTCATCAATGCGGACAAGTAACTGCTCTTTGGTGGATGCCTTGCTGAAAACTCGCACCGGTTCCAGTGCGGAGTTTCCATACTTGGCATTTTTAGCAATCAACATATCACAAATACGATTGCAGGTTTCAACTATTTCCTGCTGCATCAGAAAGGCAAATCATCGGTTGCGGTTGCACTTACTTTCGGCTCGGGTGTTACATTTTTGTAACTTACATTTTTAGCACCCCCAACATAGGTTGCAGGTTTCTTCGCTTCCCGTTCTTCTTTGGTTTGCGACAGGGCAATGTAATGGGTTTCTCCAAACTTTCCTTCGGTTTTGCGTTCAGCACATACGAGCTTGATGTACTTCTTTCCGTTCTTTCCGGTAGTGATTGCCTCGCTGGGCAGGTCACTTAAACATATATCGAGTATTAACATAGGTGCAAATATAGTAAATTAAATCTGTTCTGCAAAGTTTTCAAACTTATTTTTCACGGTTTCAAGGTTCCGGGCAAACCTTTTGTCATAAAGCATCAGGTTATCCACCACCCTGCACGAATTTATTATCGTGGAATGATCACGGCCACCGCATAATTGCCCGATTTTTTGCAACGAAAGTGTGGTCTTATTGCGGCAAAGCCATTGAAATATTTGCCGCAGCTCTACTATATCCCGCTTCCGAGTTTCAATGGTGATAAATTCGGGCTGGTATTCAGCGAAAACCGATTTGATTGCAAGGTGTGCGGCCTTTATGTAGTGTTCTGACTTGTCCATTTGGTCAACTTTGAGCATTCTTTCAAGTTCCTGAATGCGTATTGACTGATGGTAGATGACTTCTTTGAGCCGTTCAATTTCGCTTCGCCTGAATGTTGTCCGGCTGTTGTGTTGTGGTGCTTTTAATTGTGTTCTCATGCTGCAAATATAGTTTAATTATTTATATTTAGAAAATATATTCAACGGTTTTACCCATAAAATTGCATTGCAGCGTTCCTGTCATCCCATTTCTGCATTTGCTGATAATGAGTTCAGCATCTTCAAGTTCGGGCGGGTTGCCCCCGGACTTCTGGGCTTCGTAGTAATCAGGGCGGTAAGGGAATAACACCGTGTCTGCATCCTGTTCTATTGCCCCAGACTCCCGTAGGTTTGCCAATTTTGGGCGGCTGTTTCCTTCCTCTGTTCCCCTGTTAAGTTGTGACAATGGCATTACGGTGCATCCGCATTCCTTTGCAATCAGTTTGCATTGCCGGGATATGTTGGCGATTTCCTGCTCCCGATTTTTACCGCCTGTGCTTTTGACCAGTTGCATATAGTCAATGATTACCAGTGTTGGTTTTACTTTCATGGTCTTAATTCGGGTTTTGATTTGAGCTATGTCCAGCATGGTGCTGTCTTCGATTTGAAATTTGTAATCAATCAATAGTAATTCACGGGCAATGTTTTCCAATTCAAATTCATTCACATCAGCGTTGCGGACTTTCAGGTTGTCCACCCGGCCCAAAGATGAAAGTATGCGGTCTGCGAGTTGTTCTTTGCTCATCTCCATGCTAAACATTATAACCCTGCCACCCAGTTTTGCATGGGCAATCCCGATGCTGACTGCGAATGCTGTCTTACCCATTCCGGGCCGACCTGCCACCACCACGTTTTCACCGGGTACAAATCCACCAATGTACTTGTCAAGTTTGGTGAACCCGGTTGGTAGTCCTATCGTTTTGATTTCTGCCTTGCTTCGTTTCTCCAAGTTATCGAAGCGGTCACCGAGTAAAGTGATCAGGTCAACAGCTTGGCCGCTTTCGGTAAGTTGTATTTCATCAATCATTTTTTGAGTGCTGCTGATACTTTCCATAATATCGCCACCATCCTGCATGAATTTTACCTGATTTGCCATGCAGTCAATCATCGTTTTACGGATAAATTCCTGATGCAGCATTGCTACCAACCGGGTAATGCTTTCGCCTGTGTAGTAATTGTTTAATCCTGCGATGTCCATTGCCATATCACGGTGCTTCATTACCACCGCCACGTTGTCTATATGCTCGTTATTTAGGTACATCGCCTGAATGGTCAAACATAGGGTGCGATATTTTGGTACGGTGAACCATTCACTGCGTACCGTTGCGGTTAGGTCAAGCTGCTTACCTTGCAGCCACGTTCCTAGAATTTGTTGCTCTATCATTCTAAATATTTTATGGCCTTGGCCTGTTCAACTTCCATAGGTTTTAAAAATGGGATGGTGTTTGCAAGTTTGGTTTTCCAGTTCTTAATCTTTTTGCCGTGACCATCAACCCACCCAGCTTCCACCCATTGATTGTATTTTGCTTCAATAGGATAACGATAACCGGGTTTCAGTCCTTTCATACCGTATTCGCAAAATTCTTCAAGCGTAGGTATTATATTCTCTACATTCTTTTCATTCTTATCATTCTTAACATTCTTGTTAGTGTCCGTTTGCTTTACTGTTTGGTGTCCGTTTGCTTTATCATTTGCCTTACTATTTGCTTTATCGTTTGCCTGATAATCATCGTACTTACATATTGATATTAAGGTAGTTACGTTGCTTTTTTGCCTTACTATCATGCCATCACTTTCAAGCATAGTCAAGTATCTTTCCACCTTACCTCTTGACCACTTCCATCTTTTTGCCAAAGTATCAGCATCGTGGCCGATTTGTCCACGCTGAATATTGACACGGATGCCACGCTTGTAAAAAAAGTTATCATTGCTATTGGCTAACAATAACAGGTCAATCCATGCATGAGTTCTGTTAAAAGGTTCCGAATGGTACAATGGGTTATCCATCATGCACCTGTGTATCTTAATCCAGCCGTTGCTCATTTTGTGTATATGTATTTAACCAATCTTGCATCTCATCAATGAAACCTTGTGCTGTTTCCGCATCTAATGTAATGGAAAGCTGTTCGTGACTACTTGGATTTTCAATCATAATTGTAAGACCTTGTGCTCCTGACCATGTGCTGATTTGATTTGAGAAATCTGCATCGTGAAATAAAATTGTTTTGTTCATTTTGATATTTGTTTAAGGGTTAATTTTTTGCATTGCTGATAATAGATGATTTGCAGGTCAAGTTTCATCCACAGGTACTCACATTGTAATAACGTAAGCACCTTGTTTTCTCGCCTGTAATTTTCATACTCTTTGCGCAGTTCAAGTTCTGCGATTTGCTCGTCACAATATGCGACTGGTAATGGTGTGGGTTTGTAAATGTTCATAAAAAAAACACCCACACTTTCAAAGGTTAGACCCGGCCCAGAGATAGCCGCCCTTTTACTTGCGTGGGTGTTATTTATGTGATTGTTCATTGCTCTGTATTCTCGGCAGGGGGTCTAATCCTGTTGTTCCGATATGCAATTATAAAACAAAGATTTTAGATTTCCAAATTTATTTTTATTCGTTGCAATACTGCTGAGTTTCGTGGTAATCAATGTCGCTTTGCTCGTCACGTTCCCATTCGATTGTTTGCGTGATGTACCATTGCCATCCCTTTTCCCATTCTTTAAACTCATCGGAGTTAAGATCAAAAGGATTTTCGCCTTCGGTTTCGTAGTAATTAAACTGTTGACTGGCTATCCAGCCCATTTCAAAAGGTGTTTTTGTGTTTTCCATGCTGCAAATATAATATACTTTTCTATACTTGCAATACTTTTTGTTAAATTATTTTTATCAAAGTTATCCACAATATAAGAATATCGAACTTTTACGAATAAACTTTGTGCAGTGAAGAAGCATACGAAGGTATATCTTGACCATTTCGGGTATGACAAGACCGATTTCATCCCATGCGAGGTATGTGGCGCACAAGCTGTGGACATTCACCACATCGAAGCCCGGGGTATGGGTGGAAGCAAACACGCTGATGTGATTGAAAACCTGATGGCGTTATGCAGGAAAGACCATGCCCGGTATGGAGATAACAAGTCATTCAAAGATTGGCTCAAAAAAGTTCACGCACTTAAACTTGAACAGGCGCACCGAGATACTGATTGAACTTGCCAACTCCAAGTGGCTGCCTGACTTCTGTAACAAAATAGGGTCTCATGTCGCTGCCGACCTACAACAACACTTGCTTTTAATCTGCTGTGAAATGGATGCCGACCGCCTGATACAACTGCACCAAAGAAATGAGCTAGTTTATTACCTTGTCCGTGTTGGTTTCAATGCGGTCAACGGCAACAGATACACAAAGTTTTACCGGGATTTTTTACGGTCAATGGATCCGCTACCTGATGAATACGATGAGGAAGCCGAGGACTACGATGAAACCCACCTGCGTAAAAAGCAGGAAGCGGTGCAATCTGTAAACTTCAAAGAGGTGGCAAACCATTTTAACCGTTCCGAATGGTACGTGGTTAAACTTTGGCAGCTGTGGGAAGACAAACAAAGCATGGCATTGATGGCCCGGGAAACGAAAATCAATTACCGGGAGATTAGCCAAATCATAAACGCAATCAAAACACAAATCAAAGAAAAATATAATGAATACGATGACTGACATTTTGGGAGTGGCCGCCCTGTGCGTTCTGCTATCCCGGTACTTTTTCCCACCGATGATTTCATTTGTCTATGCCTTGGACAGCCGCTACCGCAAAACAATCAAACCTTTTGAATGCGGTTTCTGCCTATCGTGGTGGGTGGGGCTGGTATGGTTTACCGTTCAATTCGGATTGTATGGAGTGATTTATGGTGCATTATGTGCTATCTTTGGAGCATTAATTGACCGATACCTATGACACTAATTGAAATCACATTGACTGGCATCGCTATGGGGGTTGTTTTACCCTGTGTTTGTTACTTTATAATGACAAGAATATGACACCTGAACAGCGTTCACTTTGCCTTGACTTGAAGTCGCATATTGAGAGGATAAACAAGACCGGCACTTACTCACTTGAAGCTGGGTACTATGCCAAACTTAACGAAGTTCACAGACAGTTGTACGGACAACCGTTCCCAGCGTGTCGCAGTTGTATGTTTGATGCACTAAAAAAACTATATAGGGAAGCACTCAATGGTTAGTATTATTCATGGCGGTAACGCAGGGGATTTGATTTACTCACTCCCGGCAATGAGAGCAGCATCTCGGTTGCACGATAGCAAAGTGCATCTGTATTTACAGGTAGATGTTCCTGCCCAGTATAGTTTCAATCATCCGATGGGCAAAGTGCAAATGAATTTAAAGATGGCGCAGATGCTCGTTCCGCTTTTGATGTCTACCGACTTTATAGGCAAATGCACAATCACGGATGAAGCTGTCAAAACCGATTATAATTTTAACCTGTTCAGGAAGTTCCACAATTACACAGGACATATCTCCCAGTGGTATTTTCACATTTACCCTGAACTTACCTGCAACCTTGCCGAGCCGATACACTTTGATGTATGGCAATTAGGCAATCATCAAATCATTTTGAACCGCACAGCCCGGTACCACAACCCGACATTTGATTATTCCATCCTGCGCAGGTATCAGGATAAGATAAAATTTGTAGGGCTTGCCGATGAATACCGCATCATTTCGGCGAAGCTGCCCGACATTTCTCACATCCAAGTAAAAGACTTTGCGGAGCTGTGCGGCATAATCAAGGGCTGTGAGTTATTTGTCGGAAACCAGTCAATGGCCTATGCCATAGCCGAGGTAATGAAGCATCCACGTGTTGTTGAAATCTGCCCAACTGCGCACAACGTAATCCCAACGGGTGACAATGGCTATGGTGCATGGACAATAATGAACCTGACACAGATATTGAAATCAAAATATGAGCAAAACTAAATCACCCATTACCGGGAAGGTAGCCAAAAAGGCATTCATCAAAGGTGGGGTGCAATACTACACCGATGACTTGGGTAATATCTTTTGCAAAAAGTTAGACCAATCAGGCATGGTAGGCGGTGGCAATGAAGATACTCGCAACACCGATGACATGAACCAAACCCGATTGGAACGCATCCGCAAAATATCAGGTAAGCATGACCCCACCATTTTGGATTACGGTTGTGGAACTGGTTTAATGGTTACATTCATGCAGGATGCTGGTATTGATTGTGATGGTTATGACCCTTACAACGGATATTATGCCGATGTTTTATCCCTTAAAAAGGAATACGATGTAATTGTGCTGACCGAGGTAATCGAACACCTGACAGCACCATTTGCCGAGTTGGCCGAAATAAAAGAGTTCTGCCACCCCGGTAGCAAGGTAATGATTGAGACTTCCTTTGCCGATTGGCTGACCGAACATGACGAATACATTGAACCAAAGGTAGGGCATTGCACAATTTTCAGCCATGCAGGACTTGATTACCTAATGGCGCAGTTTGGTTTCAAAGCTGACAATCACATTAACCGCAACGTGAGAATATACTCTGCATGATAATTTGGGACTGGCATATTGACGAATATGAACGGGTGAATTTCTTTTGTCCCGGACAAAGGCATATTGGTAATGATTTCCCCGATATGTCGCAAATCATTGCCTGTCCCGATGTGCCACAAATCAATAGACTTGACCGACAAAGGACTATAATTTATCCATGTGTGCAAGATACTTCCGCAATTACTGCACTGGGTTTTAAATATGCATTCACAAAAGACACCACCCAAAAATGGGATGGCCAGTCAATTATCTTGCCCCCTGTATTTGAGCCGCAAACACCACAGGAAAAAACACAGGATGCGGTCACGATTATTCACTACTATTCACAAAGGGATTACGCAAACTATCAAATTACCAAAAACCTGAATATTCCTATTTATGGACTTGATGACAATCCATGTCACGATGTACAGGGAATGTTGGCAAAGACCAAATTCCTTGTCCACTTCAAACATTTGGGATATCTGTGCAACGTGGTGTTGAAATCAATGATGAACGGAACAATCCCAATCATGGACAAAAAGTCATTTGAATTAGGTTATAGCGACTATTTACAAGCCGATGTGTCTTGTATTGTGGTCAATGACCATGACGATGTGAAAAAGATTTTAACCATGTCGGATGCAACCCGTGAAGATTACATCAAAGCAATGAATGAAAGCATGGCAAAAGTTATGGCAACCTATCCCGAAGTAAAACAAAAAGCAAAGGAGTTTGTCAATGCAGTGGGTTAAGCTCATAGATATTCACCCCAACCCGAACAATCCTCGGACAATCAATGCGGATAAGTTCGCCAAATTGAAGCAGTCAATTATTGAGTTTCCCGAAATGCTGACAGCCCGACCACTTGTTTGCGTGACTTCCGACTTTGGGGGTTACACAATCCTTGGCGGTAACATGAGATATAAGGCACTTTGCGACATCGGGGCGGCAGAAATCCCAATCATATTAGCAGACGAGTGGACAGCTAAACAGCGTGATGAATTTTTGATAAAGGACAACGTATCTTTCGGGGAGTGGAACTGGGATGAATTGGCAAACGAATGGGATGCAGAGGAGTTAATCACATGGGGAGTTGACCTACCCGAAATCAAGGATGAACCGGAAGAAAAAGAAATGTGTCCAACATGTGGAAAATAAAGAGAGAAATAAGAAGACATGGCAAACGAACATAATTTGATACCAGCGCAAAAAGGGGAAGTTAGAAACCCAAACGGCAGACCGAAAAAGTACGTCACTCTACTCAAAGAACAGGGGTACAAACTTGCCGAAATAAACGACACCATTCAGGCGATGTTGTCAATGGACCTTGACGAACTGAAAGAAGTGTGGCAGAACCCGAAGGCAACGGTACTTGAAAAGACCATTGCCAATGCTATGCGGAAGTCACTTGAAAAGGGCAGCTTGTATTCCATTGAAACGCTACTCAGCAGGGTGTACGGCAAACCAAAAGAAACGGCAGATGTAAACCAGACGGTCACAGGCGAAATAAAAATCACACTGAATTTAGATGGGCAATAAACAGACAGCAGTTGAATGGTTGCTTGAAAACCTGAAAAATAGTTTATCTATTGAACAGGCAACTGCAATAATAAACAAGGCCAAAGAAATGGAAAGGCAACAGATTATGGATGCGGTTAACGCCACCATGATTGATGATGACCTGAACGCATACGAATATTTTACAGAAACATACGAATGAAATACACAGCACAGCGCAGACGGCTGAAACGCACGAAAGAAAGGCGCACAATAAAATTACAAGTGGCCTGTCTTAAAATCAAGTCACCCGAAATCAGGCGGCTATTTGCAGAAATAAAGGAGATGATGAAATGAAAGTGTTAGCACTTTGGGAAGGCATGGGGGGAGTTGAATACCACCGCCTGTATACACCCCTGAAACGATTGCAGATTGATTACCCTGATGACATAACCGTCAGCATATCCCAAAACTTTGAACGCAATGGAATACCGCATTTATCTAACTACGACCTTGTCATTTTCAACAGATGGCTGGGAGAGAACCACTACGAGATACTCCACTACTTGGCAAAGAACAATATCAAATACATCGTGGACATTGACGACTATTGGGTACTGCCAAAACACCACCCGACTTACAAGTATTTTCGGGAGCATAAGCTGAAACAGCAAATCATTGACGGGATCAGGTATGCAGACGGAGTTACCACGACTACCGATTATTTGGCGCAGAAAATATCCAAGTACAACTGCAATGTGCAGGTGCTGCCGAATGCACTTGACCTGACAGATGACCAGTGGCTTTCAACACCGCAGGAACGGGAATATTTTACATTTGGTTGGGTGGGTGGACTTACTCACTCAAATGACATCATGATACTATCGGAAGCAATCGAACGCATCTGCAACGAGCATGACAATGTCCGCTTTGTTTTGTGCGGATGGATGGCAAATAACTACATTTGGGATAGCATCCTTTACAAGTTCAACGGCAACAACCCGGTGCTGCGGCCACAGGTATTGGTCAGCCATGCACAGCAGCCGAATGAGTACGGCAATTTCTACCGCCTGTTTGATTGCGCACTTGCACCATTGGAGCAGAACGAATGGAACAGCTGCAAATCCGAACTGAAAATAATCGAAGCGGCTGCCTACGGATTGCCGGTTATCGCATCGGGAGTTGAACCATACCTGCAACACCTGAATAATGCCGGGGTGAAGTTCTGCCTGAACACACCAGATGAGTGGTATAAAGCCATGAAACAGGCAATGGAAAGCCAACCGATTGCAACCTATTCACGAGGGGAAGCAAATCAGGTTTACTGCAATCAACACCACAACCTTGAAGCCATAAACAAAGACAGATTGGAATTTTATCAATGCACATTAGCTACACCCGGCCATTCGTAACGGACTATCAAAGGGCTATACTTGACAGCCCAGACAGATACACCGTGACCGCTGCTGCTACGAAAGTGGGCAAGACAGCAAGTCATATTATTTGGCTGTTTGAACAGGCATTGAAGCTAAAAGAAAACCAGTCGGTCTGGTGGGTTGCTCCCGTGTACCAACAGGCAGAGATTGCATTCAGGCGTATGCGCAACCAAGTGACCGTGCGTGACTTTTTCAAGGTCAATGAAAGCAAGTTGCGTTTGACATTGCCAACGGGTGGCATCATTGAATTTAAGTCCGCTGACAAACCCGACAACCTTTATGGTGATGATGTCTATGCTGCGGTATTTGATGAGTTCACACGGGCTCGTGAAGATGCGTGGTATGCCCTGCGTTCCACCCTTACCAAAACCGAAGGCAAGGCAAAGCTAATCGGTAACGTAAAGGGGAAAAAGAACTGGGGATATAAGCTATCCGAACGTGCAAGGATGGGTGAACCTAACTACGGGTTTTTCAAGATTACCGCTTATGACGCAGTCAATGCAGGTGTCCTGAAACTTGAAGAAGTGGAACAGGCGAAAAGGGATTTGCCACAGCACATATTCAGTGAGTTGTATTTAGCCGAACCAACCGAGGATGGCAGCAACCCGTTTGGATTGAGCTACATTTCGCAGTGTATTGCACCGATTTCCACCGCACCTGTTGAGTGGTATGGCATTGACCTTGCAAAGTATTCGGACTACACGGTGATCATTGGTCTTGACTCCGAATACCGTGTCTGCTATTTTGACCGCTTTCAAAAGGACTGGGCGCAGACTGAACAGCACATCATTCGGGTAGTAGGCAACACCCCTGCTGCCATAGATAGCACGGGAGTAGGTGACCCGATTGTGGAGAAAATACAACGGCATTGCCCCCGTTCTGTTGGGGTTAAGTTCACATCGGTAAGCAAACAACAGATGATGGAGCAGTTGACCGCTGACGTTCACGCTGGGCTGATTAAGTTCCCAGAGGGAATAATCGCAGATGAAATGCGTAACTTTGAATTTGAACACACGGCAACGGGATTGCGTTATTCTGCGCCATCAGGGTTGCACGATGACGCTGTATGTGCGTTGGCACTTGCCCGGTATTGCAGCCAAAAGAATAAAAAAGGTGTGTTTGTTATTGTTTAATTTTGTATATTTGTAGTATGGAAAACAAACAGACAGCAGTTGAATGGTTGGAAGATAGGTGCAGACCAAAGGGCTATATCACAGCCGAAGAATTTTCACAAGCCAAAGAAATGGAGAAACAGCAGATAATAGATGCGGTAGATGGTTTTCCAATAGCAAATAGAAATTTAGATGGTATTGAATACTACAACGAAACATACGGAGGTAACATATGAAATTACCAAAGAATTGGAATCAAATCAGCATAGCGCAGTTTCAGGAATTGCAGCTATTGACCGAGCCATCGTTTGACAATCAAATCAAAACATTGTCCATTTTATCAGGAAAAAAACTGGACACAATCGAGGAGATGCGCATCGTGGACATCACGTCTGCATTAGCGAAACTTGCATTTATGGCAGAACTTCCTACTGCAAAGAACGTGGGTAGCTTCCGTATCGGCAACACGCTGTATAAATTCGCAGCCAATCAGCACCACTTACAAGCGCACCAATTTATCATGGTGCAGGACTTGTTTGCTGAAAAGGACAAATGGGTGCAGAACTTGCACATGATTATGGCGGCCCTGTGTGTGCCTTACCGGATATTCCCACCCAAGCGTAAGGAAGTCAAGACAGATGACTTTGAAAAGATTGCAGCGCAGTTCAAGGAACGGATGCCGATTTCGTTTGCATACGCTTACACGCTTTTTTTTTCTCTATGCTTGCCGGAATTACTCGAAGCTACCCAAGTATATTTAGAAGCGGAAGTGGCGAAGTTGAAGAAGATAGCAGACGAAAAGACCGACCAGCAATCAGTTGGCTGAAAATGGTGGACAACATTGCAGGGGGTGACCGAACAAAGTGGGATTTCTTTTTGAACATGCCGCTTGTGGAGTTCCTGAATGCTGTGAGTTTTCAAACGGAAAAGGATAGGGCAAGAACTGAACGGCTTAACACAGCAGCGCAATCGGCAAAGTCTGCCAAAGATAGCACCGTTTACAAGATTGCATTATTGCAGGAAATGTTGTAAGTTTGAAATACCGTTGGTGTAACCGTGAATGAATAGCGGCAAAGGGTAACATCTCACCATTGGTGAGGATAGGAGTTCGAACCCCCTACGGATGAAGCCCCGGCCATTGTGTCGGGGTTTCTACTTTTATAAGTGTGAACATTACCAAAGCGCAACTGGATGCAATCAACAAAGGGTTGCTGGACAAGTTCGGAATACCCGACAGCCCCATGCCTAATTCATTACTTGCTGACCTTGTTATTGGAGTGGCTCAAAGAATTATTGATGCCATCCGTGAGGACATGGAGCGAAAGGAATTGAAGTCAACGGGTAACCTGATTGCGGAAACGGGTGTGGGTGATTTTATTGAAACACCAAGCGGAGTGACCGTGCCGATTATGATGTCAAAATATTATCTGTATGTTGACCAAGGCAGAAGGCCCGGAAACAAACCACCCATTCAGTCGCTTGAAAATTGGATAAGAAACAAACGCACGGTTTATGCAAAGGTCAAGCCAAAGGAAGGGCAAACAATGGATGAAGCGGTCAGGTCATTTGCCATTGCTATATCTCGCAAAATAGCATCCAAAGGAACGATAAAAAGATTTGGTTACAAGGGCGGTAATTTTATAGGCGATGTGCTGACCCCTGCCAATATCGATGCAATCGCACAGCACTTGGGAGATGCCTTGGGTAAACCCATCACCGCATACGTTACAAGTGAAATTGCCACTACATAGGTAGGCACAAACCTACTTTTTTAAGTAATGGCAATCACTATCAATACCGAGCCGAACGATGTCGCCCCGGTTTATTCGGATATCAGTTACGTGGTCACTTCGACCAACTACGCACAGGCAAATTTCAAGTTTATTGCGGTAATCAAAAACGCATCAGGCACGACCATAGCCAAACTGAAAGCCCCGATATTTCACGGCACTACCGACAAAGGTGTGTTCAACATCAGCCGCATATTGCAAAACTATGTTACCTACGACTTTACCCAAAACCTGACCGCAATCAGCAAGTGCAATAACAGCTACCTTGCATACAGCGTGGAATTTGGTGAAGAATATAGCGGCACGGAATACCTGAACCTTGCATCCGACACGGGTAAATATGTGTGGAACGGGTTGTTTAATCTGTACGGCAGCGAAACACCCGACACTTACAAGATAAATGTAACACCTAATTCAGCCAAATTTCTCACACGTGTGCGGCCAAGGATTGTAACGCGTGAGCAGTACGACTACCTTTATTTTTTGCTGCTCGGTTTTAACATCGAACCAAAGGTGATGGCATACAATGCCGCAGGTTCAGTGATTGCCACAAGCTATTTGAAGCTACCTTGGACTCCAAGCACATCCGACACATCGCAATTCATGGTTAGATTTGGTGCAGGTGTTGTTCAGTTAAATGCACTCACAGCAGGGGAGTTGACATCGGGAACACCCGGTAGTGTTGTGCCTGTTGGCACGGCATATTACACCATACAGTTCACCCAGACGATTGGTGGCAATTTCAGCGAAGTGTACCGCTTTGATGTGGTGGAAGAATGCAGCAAATATGTGCCGCAATATCTTTACTTCCTGAACCCGTTGGGTGGCTTTGAAAGTGTGCGTTGCAGCATGGCATCACGTGACAAATACAGCGTGAGCAGAAAGCAGTTCAAACGCAATAACTACACGCTGACAGGAAACACATTTGCGTATGACAAAACAAAGCATGGGATGACTTCCTATGCTACCG